AAATATTTCGCATGGCTTTGTGGTCGATAAATTTAATCTGCCGACATTATCTTGTGAAACAAATTTATAGTTTGCAAAGTCGCTAGGTGTCACGCCTGCTTCAATTAGGATTTGTGAGAGTTTCATTTTGCTTCCTTTGCCATTTCGGCGGCGATTGCTTGGCGGGCGGTTGGGTATTCATCATCCGACATTCCTTCTATGTGTGTTACGTAAAAAATATCAGCTGCCCACGTTGCATTTTCAATCATCCAATTGAGCATCTCTGTGTCGGTTGGTTGTGTTTGTTGCTTCATGATCAACTCCTTCCGGTAAAATGTGTAAATATAGGTTTTCTTTGATAAAAACATCAAAACCTTCTTGGCTTTCTAGTGTTTTATAAAGCGCATCAACATTGCTGATATTTGGGTAAATAGACTTCATATAAGAAAGTTTCATTTTTTTGATAAAATCAAGGTAAACCCAATTTTTTTGTTTACCAAATGCATCAAAGAATACTTGGTAACGTGGTTGGAATTTGTTGCTCATGATATTTATTCCGTTGCGTTGTTTGATTCGACGTAATGATTATAAGTGTACGCACAATTTTATGCAAGCACTATCTTTGCATTTAGTTGTTATAATGATAAAAACTTTACAAGGTTGACATAATGAATATTTTAATGGCTGTGAATAACGCTGTGTCTAGGGCGCGCCAAGCGTTTGGCAACGATGCAGGGTTTTCTCTAGACAACAAGCGACCAGATGCCTGGTGCACCTATGGCTACCCGACAGAGATTAGCTTCGATGAGTTCAAGACGGCATATGAGCGGACTGGTGCTGGGCATGGTGCGGTAGAGCGTATTTTGGGTAAGTGCTGGGAGAAATTCCCCCGCATTAAGATGGATGACGGCAAAGACGACGAAACACCTTGGGAAAAGCAGGTTGATCTATTCTTTGAAGACAAAAAAACAAACATCTGGAATCGATTGGTCGAACTAGACCGGCGTGGTCTTGTTGGTTATTACTCAGCAATCATTTATCAGGTTGCAGATAACAAAAAATGGGATCAACCACTTGAAACAGCTCAGCGATTAGTAAAGCTTATCCCGTGCTGGCAAAATGAATTAGTAGCCAGCGCATGGGATATGGATCAATCGTCAGAGCGATACGGCGAGCCTACCATGTGGAGCTATACAGAAAATAGGCCATTCGCTCAAGATAAGCAGCCAGTAACTCAAGTACAGATCCACTGGACACGCGTACAAGAGATGCGGACTAAGCCACTGTTAAAGGCTGGTTTTAACCACATCATTGATATGTGTAAAGTTTCTGGTGGTTCTGGTGAGTCTTTCTTAAAGAATAGCGCTCGGACGGTTTCTATTGAGTTTAACGACGATGCTGACCCTGTTGTAAAAAGCGTAGATGGTAAAGAGGTGTCGCTAAAAGATGCGCTTAATGACCAGGTACGGGCATTAAACACCAATCAAGACGCGGCGATGGTCTTGCAAGGCGCAAAGGCAACAACGCTACAAACTACAATTGCAGATCCTACTGGCCCGTGGGCTGTGCCTGCTAATGAGTTTGCAGCGTCGATTCAAGTGCCATTTACCGCGTTATTTGGTCAACAGACTGGCCGTCTTGCGTCTGATCAGGATAAGGTGGACATGGCTAATCGGTGCGGATCACGTCGACTGAATGAAGTAGAGCCAATGCTTACTGAATACATTACGCGCATGCAGTTAGCAAACCTATTGCCAAAAGGTAATTTCAAGATTGAATGGTCTGATTTGCTAGAACCTAGCGACAAGGATAGGCTAGATAAAGCAAAGTTAATGGCCGATACAAACAAAGTCACTTTTGAATCAGGTGCAGAGCCAGTTTACACGCAAGAAGAGATGCGATTGGCTGCGGATTATGATCCGATGGTGATTGAGAGGCCGGTGATTGATGTTCCGCCTGATGCTAAGGATAAGCCAGTGATGTAATAGAAAAGCCCCGATGACTTGGGGCTTTTTTATAATTAAATTTTAGTTAATTCAACATTTATTCTTGTTCCGCATTCTGTTGCATCATTATCTAGGCACCACTCAATGCGATCAACTAAATATCTTTTTTCATTAAATACACAAATATCCTTATTTCGTGGTACAGATCCTAATCTACGAAATGCAAATTGCTCAGCTTTGCCAAGTACAAAAAAATATACTGCAAATTCTCCAATCTGTTTCATTACTCTTCTCCAACAACAACAGGCCGCATCACCAGCGCGTCTTTCCAGTCGCAGGTGCCGGGGGTGAATGATGCGAAGCCACATGCACTTACAACCTTTGATTCAATATCATACAACCAGTAATCACCACTAAATTCTGAATACCGGCGAATTGGTATTCCACCGCTAACTAATAATGGGATGCCTGTATTGGTAACTACCAGATAATTAAACTCTTCACTCACATGCTCCCAATTAATCCAAGGCTTGCATTTGATGCGGTATTGAAACACTGGCTTAAAATCAGGGTCTTCCTCTAATTCCCATTGCTCCCGTGTTGTCGAATAGCGCTCAACCTCTGGCCGCCCCATCCGCTCCCATTCTGCGAATAAGCGATGTGTGGTCGTATTTTTCATTTTCTATTCCTCAACTTAGCCAATGATCTAGTAAGATCCATTGATGAACGCTTAACAGATCCTTGTTCTTTTGGGAAGATATCAATATCAACATACATTCTGCCGTAGTTAGGTTGGCGACAATCTGATACTGCAATTAAAAATTCTGCCTTCTTGATGAAACGTTTAGCTTCTTCAATTGCTTCTAGTAGGTTGCTTGGTGTCATGACTCGCTCCTTGTTTATACGTAATGATTAGGTTATTTATAGATCTCGAACTATCAAATCGCTATTTTTGAGTAGTGCTGTTTGCTCTTCATTACAAACAACAAGTATTTTAATAATACATTTTAGAATGCAATCTTTCGCTTGTACGGCAGTTGAAATCCCCATGCTGCGCAGTTGTGAGCGCACTTGTGTGTTGTTTTCTTGTGTTGATACAACAACGAATCTGTTCATTTATTCTTCCTTTTTGAGTTGTTTGTATATGCAGTCATTATTATCTATCGCATGATTTTATGCAAGTACTTTTAACGTATACTATGCATATATTTTTGAGGTGAACATGAAAAACCCAATCATCCCCCGTAGCAAGACAGATCCGGTAGGTGCTTTACGCATTCTTAATAAGGCGCTTAAAGAGATTGATGCAAGATACAAAGGTGCAGAGACAGAGATCATAGCGGCGTTTAATGCCGTGCCGGTATATGCCATTAACGAGGCAGAAGTAGCCTACGGACTATCTGCTGTCGATCGTATGGCGCTATCCGAGACAACCCAGCGTATTCTTGATAAGTGGATCATTGATGGCAAATCACCTGATGATTTTTTCTATGCCACTTTCAGCGAACAGGCAGTAGCTACCGCAACAGCTATCTCATACGCAAACCTAGCGACGATTATCGCCACTTACGCGGCTGCTGAGACGCTTTCTAGCATCATTCATAGTCAACCGTATAAGAATGCGATTGCGACCGCTCAATTCAAGAGTTATGAGCACTGGACTGGACTTGCAGCGCAGACTAAGGCCGACTTGATGCAGGTTATTACGCAAGCGGTAGCAGATGGAAAAAACCCTAAGTCAGTAGTAACCGAGATTAGTGAGCGGCTTGGGGTGAGTCGGTCAAAGGCGAGGAAATATAGTCAAACCGATATAACCGACACACTGCGCCAGACGACAATGAATGAGGATGCGCGAGTCGAGAAAGAATATGGAATTAAGACGGGACTATTACATACGTCGGCATTTCTTCCGACAACAAGGCCAACACACGCTGCCAGGTCAGGCAAGGTTTACACAAGGGCGCAAGTGGAGGAGTTCTATAGCCAAATGAAAAACAAGGCGAATTGTCACTGTTCAGTAACCACTGTATTACTAGACGAAGATGGCAAGCCGATTTTGACTAAAAATCTAACCGACAAAATGGCTGAAGAGCGAAAACAATGGGAGGATGAGTATGGCGAGTAGATAAGATTATGTAAGCATATATATGCGCATATGCTTACACTTGCAGTGCTAATATGGCGATAATTACAAAACCTTTCACGAAAAAGCGACCCCCCACACCACCTGTGTGTTACAAACATAGGTAGGTGAAACTTAAATGTGATGTAATTATCACCATAAATCAGACTTATCTTTCAAACATAAATGTTTTTTGTTTACGTATAATGTAATCATTACAAAATAACATGCTTATTTGTAATCGTTCTTTCATGTAGCGTAAACAAAAATGATATTTCCCGCTAAGAGTTGTGTCGTGAAATGCTCTGAAAAAAGAGCTTGTAACGCTTAACGATGTAGATATAAAAACATGTCTCTCGCGCTAAAGCATTACAAAAATAAAATCATGTTTTTAGCGCTAGTAAGGATTGAACAGCAAGGCGCAGGGCAGCAGCACGGCGGCATACTTAGGCTGCACTCCTATAATCATTGTCATGTATGCGCTCACAATGCCCATTCGTTCCACAGAAACAAACCTACGCTGCATTGTTGTGGTGCTGGATAACACATAGCGTCATCCACACGGTCGGATCGCTTAGGAATAGATTGTGATTAGTTCAAAATAAATGTTGCATGATTTTATGCAGTGGTTTAAGATGCAGTTATCGACAAACAGGAAGCGGTCATGAGAGATTCTATAAAGGTATCTGATTATAAGAAATACTTTACAGCTCCCGAATCAATGACGGCAATAAAAGCGGCTCTAATGACTGCGGGAGATTTATTTACATCAATCACGACCGATGGTAAAGGTAACTGCACTTCTGTTAGTTTGATAGATAAAGATGGTAAATTTGTTAGATCTATTTGGGAAAGTGGAAAATTATCACTAGAGAAGCAGCACACAAGACACTAACGGCACGGGTAGGTTCTATAGTGTCGGTTGATATGGAAATAGGTTTCACAAGGGCATGGCAACAACAAGGTGTTAATGTTGCTGAGCTTCTGGCAAAGTTAGAAGAACTAAGCGAGGCCGTAAAAACACCTTGGAATGACAAGACGGATGAAATATTGAAAAGTGCTGATGTGATGATCAACGAATATCGGAGCAATGTGTGATGAAGATGTACTATGCAAATAACGGCAATCTAAAAATTGAAGAGCGTGAAGTAGTTAGACAAACCACGAGTTCTGTATTTATTGAACGTACCATGTGCGGGAAGACGACAGAACAAAGAGAGGCAAAGAGATCAGACTGGGGTGCTTGGTTTGCAACTCATGAAGAAGCAAAGAATCATCTTGTTCAGCGTGTAAATCATGAAATAGTTAGGCACACAATCCTGCTTGAATCAGCTAATAAAGAAATGGCAAAGGTGCAAGCACTATGAAATCAAAACTAGCAAACACAAACAACAAGCCGCATTACTTTATTCAATATGGTTACGTGTGCCGAGCATGGCGTGGGTTTATTAAGTTTCTTCATAGGGCAGGATAAAATGAGCTTAGTAATCGCACTATTCGTATTTTTTATGTACATGTTTCCAACAATTGCAGCAGCTCGTTGCGATAACAAAAACACTCAAGCCATTAGTGTGCTGAATATTTTGCTAGGCTGGACGTTTATAGGATGGGTTGTTTGTTTGGTTTGGGCGGTGAAGAAATAGCACCAAAATATTTTATATCAAGCGTCATGTGTAACAGCATGGCGCTTTTTTCATTCTGTGGTATAATTATTATTGATGCACTAACACGTGCCTATTATCTCGCATGCGGGTAACGTATGGAGCCCTGTAGAGAGCGTCACTTAGTTGTTTCCCGTTGCGTACAAGGCCACCTAACCGCGCCAATGCTTCACGAAACGCGTCAAAATGTATTTATACAGGTGCATACCATGCCAAGAATTAATATTGTCAGTCAAGTAAACAGCAAAAAGATTACCCGATCAGGTAATCGTATTACCTTGCGTGACGTAGTGCCGATTGTTGATGATATTGTGATGAATGGCATCTTGTACCCAGCTCAGGAGGTAAAGGCGGCAACGGCTAGTCTAAACAGCGTTCCTATGCCGATGGGTCATCCACAAGATGCAAATGGTAATTATATTTCTGCATCATCTGGTGAGGCATTGCTGAATGATTATGCCGGTGCAATCGCCACAAACGCCCGTCACAGCGATGGTCGATCATTGATTGATGTTGTCATCAATATAGATCAAGCAAACGCTCACAAGGATGGCATTGAGCTGGTAAAGCGTGCTGAAGCTGCGATGAATGGTGAGACTATCGCACCTATCCATATCAGCACCGGTGTAATGCTGACTAAGACGCAGATGGAAGGGAATAGCAAAGGAAAGGCGTATAAGTCGGTAGCCAGCAATATGTCATATGATCATGTTGCAATTCTGCTACACCAAGAGGGTGCTGGTACACCATCCGAAGGGGTGGGTATGTATCTAAATGCTGCTGGTGAGTCTGAGCCGGTCGATACAGCCTACTTGGTGGTAAATGAAGCACAGCCACGTGGCATCCTTAAATGGATCTCTTCGCTATTCAGCAATTCATCCGATATTAGCTTCGACCAAACTACGACAGCACTTCAACAAGCGATCGGCGGATACGACAGCAATAAATGGGTGCAGGAAGTTTATGATAAATATTTTATTTATCGCGACAACGACAAACTTTATCGTCAAGATTATGTAATTGACAGCGAGAATGATGTACAATTGCTTGGAAGCGTGATAGAAGTTAAACGCGAAGTAGAATATAAAACCATAAACACGAAAAAGGTAGACC